TTCAATGTCAAGTTCTTTCAATTTATGGAAATGAGCAGAAAAATTACTTTTTTTACGTAAAAATTTCCTAACATAATGCCAAGTGCGTCTATTATGCGTTATCGCGTTCATAGACATCTTGATTTGCTCTTTATCAGAAGCCTTTTCAGGGTCATAGAGGAAATGCTTCCTCTCTATGTATGGAATTTCCATTCCATCCACCTTCTGTAAGATGCCAAAAACCTCATCCGCGGACTTTACAGTCCCCTTCTCAGGTAAGCATTTGGATGTTAAAACAGACTCAACCAACTTAAGGTTGTACAATTCTGTATACTCATCATCTAATGATCGAACTTCCGAGTTAAATTCAACTTTTTTATAGTTTTGATTATCTAAAAACCTGAAATCTCCAAGCATCTCATTTACAATCTGATGCATGTGCCATTCTGGAATAGCTGATATTGCTCGTGGCTTTAACTGTGGATCGTCAAAGAATTCATCTCTGATCACAGTTGCACCTAGAAGATCAAATTGGGTAATCTGATCTTTTTCGAAAGGAATCATTCCTAGACCTCCCAACCATTGTGGTAAGAAATAGGGAACATAAGCGTTCTTAATGGAAATTGATTTACTTTCTCTAAGACAATAAAGGCCGTCCTTCATCATAGGGACGAGTCTTCCAACTTGATCTCCATTTTTGTCGTCTTCACGACATTTAGATCGAAATTGAAGCTCATGAATGACTTCATACCTTTTCTTCTTAGCTAGATTCAACTGCAATTTGGCAGCAAGAGGAAAATACTCTTTTGGACATGTCCTTGCTAGATCTTGGGATAAGCTTCCCATCTGGTAAAAATTCTTACCGCGGATTCCATCCTTTTTACAAGCATAAACGAGAGCAAGATTAACATACTTGACTTCCGTATACTTAGGATTCCTCCCCCATTCATACTCTTCAGCAGAATAGGTGTATTGGCAAGAATTTATAGTTAAAAACTTTCTAGAAACAAAAGTTTTTCCAACCGAGGATTCCAATCCTCCAAAGGTTGCGATCTGTAACCAGATTGAGTATAAGACCTTAATAAGTCCTTTTAAGACGCAATCATCACCATTCACAAGCAGTGGTGCAAGTTCGTGGTGAGGAATCTCATAGTCAACAATCTTCAGATTTTTTGAACTAGAGATTTCCATAGCATGTCTACAAAAGGCAGCGTTAGCAAGACATAAAAATATAAATGAGATAATACTTCCCATTAGTTGTCCTTCTTCTTGTGCTTTGAGCATTCCGGAAGCTAACAATTCTTGTCGACTTGGCATAACCTCGTCAAGTTTCCGATACTTTTCCATCATATCAGGATGTAGAAGAAAGTGGCCTGTTAAAGCCCTTTTACATAAAATCCTAAGTTTTGGCCACCATTCAGATGGTACTTGGTCTTCAGGATTTTGTTTTGAATTTTCTTCAAGAACAAGAATTAACTCATCAAGTAAACATTCAGAGACCCAGGAGTGAAGGTTATCCGTACTGGCTTTATAATCACCAGAAACAAATTCTTCATCATCGTCTAGGAAACCTAGTTGCTTTGTAACAACTTCTTCATCAACAGATTTTCCAATCAGTTGAAAGACCGAATGTTTCTTCAAGGTTTTGTGTAACCACTTTTGTAAGGGTTTCAAAACTGTTTGAGTAAGAGGAGGACCTGCTGTAATGCACCTAACCTTTAAAGGTTCAGGTAGTCCAATAACAACCGTATCGGGTTCCTCTAAGATAGCTTCATTTAGTAGCTCGGGATAGATGTTTTCTTTCCATATTCTTTGCAATTTTTCTCCGTTATAGTGGAGACCAATTGTTTCTTTAACAACTTCGTTCTCAGGGAAGTCATCAATTAACTTTTGATCTTCAATACCTGCGTGACCGTACAATTCAGTTTGTCGTTCAGATAATTTTACAGGACCTAGTTGTTCACTTACCAGGGGCAAATCATCTTTCAAATGCTCACGCCAGAATGCTTCATTTATTTTTGCATTCTTTTTAAAGGCACCAACCGCACCCATTCCATCTCTTGAATTATTATAATGAGATGATGTTGAAGGAACCAGAGGTTTGGTTAAATCAGAATGTTTTAAATTCTCATTTCCAAAGACTTCTCGAATGGTTCTTCTTAATTGATATTCAATTATCGGTTGTGTAACAGGGAAGAAAAATCCCTTATGCTCGATTTCAGAATCGGCAATGTTTTCCCTCGGGGTTGTTAAATGCGTAAAACACTTAAGCTCAGCTTCCCTCACGACACTCTCGTGTACTGGAGGAGCTCCCTTTTTTGATTGGGCAATACTTTGTGCAAAGTTCTCATACTTTTCTCTATCAAGACTCATGATTTGTAAAAATCGTTTGGCTCGACCAAAAAATAGAAATGATGGGTCAGCAAGATCGCTGAACTCCTCTAAACCCTTCGGCATAGGAGGAACCTCTTGGTCCATCACATGAGAAAAGAAAGCATTGATCTTATACTTGAAAAAATCTTTCCAAGATCCGAAACCTGCTTTCCTAACGAAAAGAATAATTCTTTCACTTAACCTCTTCTTGTCATATTTAGTTTTATTTTTATGAAGACTAGATTTTTCTAAACCCATCTTCGACAAGAAGGCCTCATTTCCATATCCATAGATCTTCAAAA